GGCGGTGTTGATGACATAGAGATCGGCCGCGTTCAGCCAAGCAGCGGCGGTGAGACTGCCGTTGAAGGTCGCGTCCTCCCACACCGCGAGGCCACCGGTCACCGTGAGATCGCCCGTGACGTTGGGGGTGAGCGTGGTCGGGGCCGGCGACCACGCGCCGTTCAGCCGGCAATAGGGCGTGCCGTCCGAGGGCGCGTCCGGCATGCCGCCACCGGGGCCACCGAGCAGCGCGTCGACGTAGCTCTTGGGCACCCCATGCGACGGATCGGTGGGCGCCTTGTCGAGCGTGATGTTGCCCACGACGGAGGGGTTGGCGAGGATGCCGCCGTCGTCATCCACCTTGCGCGAGAACATGGAGTTCCAGTGGTCCGAGTCCGGCACCCACTGGGGATAGAACCCGTAGCTCTTGTTGCTGCCGAGCACGAGGGCGGCGGGATCGGCGCTGGTATCGCTCATGGAATGGCTCCCAGGCCGATGCCGGTGGTTTGGATGATCAGCGGCCCGGTGCCGGCGATCGGCCCGAGCACCGCGAAGTTGCCGGCCTTCGCCGTGCACTGCACCTGCCCCATCACGACACGCTCGGGCGTCACCACGATGAACGCCTGCGCGAAGGTCACGCCCGGCACCGTCATCGCGGCGCCCGATAGCTCTGCCTTGAGCAGCGGCAGCGGCGGCGACTGGCCGAGGATGTCCTCGAAATACCGCACGCCTTTTGAGGTGTCATAGTAGAGTTCGCCGTTGAACAGCCGGATCGCCGAGGCGGCGTCCTGCGCCATGCTGTAGGGATCGGACGCCACCGCGAGATTGCCGAACGCATCGAGTGTCAAATCCCACTGTTCGGTATCGAGCAGGAGCGTCTGCATCAGACCCGCGCCTCGACGACGGCGAGCCGCTCGGTGAGGGCCGCGAGCGCGGCTTCCATCGCGATGATGTTGGCGGCATGCACCGTGCCGGTGGCCACGAAATTGCCGTTGCCATCGACGGTGACGCCAACGAGGGGCGTGTTGGCGGCGCTGATGGTGATGAGGCTGCGGGTGTTGTCGCGGAAGATGTAGCCCGTGTGGCTGCCAACGGCATCGGAGAACCGGATGACGCTGTCGGTGAGGAAACCGCCCGCCCCGCTGACGTTGCCGACGATGATCTCGCCCTTCGTCGAAAGCCCGCCATACACGTTGATGGTGACGACGTTGGTCGCGCTCTCGACCGCACCACCGTTCGTCCAGGTGCCGAGCGTCACGACGTCATTGACCGGATCGTTGCCGTTGGGATTGGCGGAAAACTTGCGATGGATGAAGCCGCGACTGCCGCCCCAATCGACGTTGGGACTATCGGTGAAATAGAGCGATGAGTCCTGACCGCCGAGATTGAGCGCACCGGACAACTGCATGAAACTGAGAACGTGCAGCGTGCCGTTGATCTGCTGTGAACCGTCGACCTGCACTTGCGTGCCGCCCCCGGTGCCGGCCACATGCAGTATCGTGTTGATGGTCGCCGAGCCGGCGGTGAGCGCGTGGGTGATCGAGGCGCTATCGGCCGTGACGGCACCAGAGAACCACCCCGATGCGGCGGTGAGCGCGCCGTCGAAGGTGCCGGTGCCGCCCGAGATGTCACCGGTCACCGCCAGCGACGCGCCCGTGATTGCGCCCGTGATCGTCGCCGAGGCGGCGTGCAGCGCGCCCGTGGTAACGATCGGACCGCTCGCGGTGATCGCCCCGGTATGGGTATCGCCCGTGACCACCAGATCGCCCGTAGTGGTGGTGCCGGCGATCTCGGCATCACCGGCCCCGCTGATATTGACGATCAGCCCACCGAGCGTCGCGGTGCCGTTGGCGGTCAGGTCGCGGAGATTGAACAGATCACCCGAGTCATTGAGGGTGAAAATCTCGTTGCCCTGATTGTTGTTGAGAATGACGAAATTGCCGTCATGCACGTGGATGTATTTGTTGGGCGAGACTGTGCCGTTGCCCAGGAACCGCAGATACACCCCGCGTGTGTTCGACACCGGATTGGAGGCCAGCGTGATCGCACCGATGATGGTGCCGCCCTGGACGCTGGGATCGGTGAAGGTCGGCGTCGTCCAGCCGGCGCCGCCCGCGTCCGGGTTGGTCAGGTTGTTGTCGACGGTCGACACCCAGATGAGATTGGCCGTGACATTGGAGCCGACCCGCGCCTCGGCGGGATAGCCCTTGATGGTCGCCTGGAACGTGGGGTCGTAGCGGATCGGGCCGCCCGCCTGATACCACTGATCCCACAGCGTGGTGGCATACAGCGCGCCGTTCATGTCCTTGCCGAACGGCGGCACCCCGCCGGCCGCGACGGCGGTGAAGTTGAGCGGCACGAAGCCGTCGGGCCATGACGCGGCGCCGTTGACCTTGCCGATCTGCGACGTGGTGGGGACGGTGCGGCGGAAGTCAGCCGCCGCCAGCGCAGCCCACGGTGTGGCGATCTTGGGCGGAGCGTTCACACGCTGCATGACACACCTCTCATGTGGCGGTGGCGCGCACCGCACCGCGACCGGCAATGCGGATCGGCGACAGCACGGTGGCATTCGCGCGCACGGTGCCCTGACCGGCGAAGTTGGGCGCCAGAAACTCATAACTGACCGCGACGCCGGTCGGACGCGGCAGCACGCCGGACTGACTGATGATCGCCGCCTCCACGGGCGTCGGCAGGAAGTGGAACACATAGCGCATCGTCATCACCCGCCCTTCCGGGCGATCGATCACGTAGACATCGCCGCGACCCCGGAACAGGTTGAGCAGGAGTTGATTGATCGCCGGGATGTTCGCGTTGATGATATTGAACGCGGCCTTCGCTATGACCAGCACGCGATAGCCTTCGTCGCTCAGGGCGTAATTCCCGGTCAGTGGCTCACCGCTGTAGAACACGCCCTGATCGAACGGCCACGCCGACACGTTGGTCGCCTCGGTGAAGCCGAAATACGGATCGGCCGGCTGCACCTTGAGCACGCGGTCGACCGCGACGATGCGGCCCCACACGTCGAGACCGTAGCCTTGGGCAGTGTCGACGTTCCAGATGAGATTATAGAAGTCATTGAGGTTGGCGCGCGGATCGAACCATTGGTTCATCGCATACAACAGCGTCTGCATGGTGGGCGACTGGTTGTATTGCGAGATGATGGTGCCTTGCCAGTTGATCATGGCGTGGCTGCCAGCACGACGTTGATGTCGACCGCCGCCAGCACCGGCACATGCGCGATGCCGACCGCGACATCGTCGAGCGTGGGCAACAGCGCCAGCATCGGCTCGGATAGGATCGGATGCAGGCCGTCGACCGCCGTGTTGAGGTTGTAGGTGCCGGCGCCACCGGTGCCGGTTCCAAATGAAACGATCCGCGTGCCGCTCGGCACATTCAGCCCGGTGATGGTCTGGTTGACCGCCAGCGGATGCGTCGGCACCCCCGTGACGGTGAGCAGGTTGGTGGCGATCGACCCGTTGAAGCTCGACGCGGGGGCCACATCCGAGCCGAGCTTGATCGACATGATCTGCGCCCAGAGACCCAACTGCGACACCGGGCCATAGTAGCGCGAGGCGAACACCACCGAACCGATGCGGGCGCGCGAGCCGCCGTCGGCACCGCTCCAGGCGGCCATGATCGCGGTCTGGATTTGCGTCGCGGCGTCGGCCGGCACGCTGGTCGAGTTGAGCAGCGTCACGGTGAACACGAAGGTCTGCGCGAGCGCGTTCTGATAGGTGATCGGATAGCTCGGTGGATAGGCGTAGCCGGCGTTGTTGTCGGCCACCATGATCGGCCCGATGTTGCCGGTCATGTCGCAGCCCGGGGCTTTCTTGGTGAAGATCGCCCGCGCGATGGCATCCGACGACGCGGCGCCCGCCACGCACACATAGAGCGAATGCGGCTTCAGCGTGATATCGCCCCGCACGTCGGGTGCGTCGGTGAAGTTCTCGGTGGTGTAGGCATCGGTCACGTCAGGGACACCGAGCACCGCGCCCTGCACCGAGGCCAGCATGCCGGCGGAGTTGCCGGCCACCGAGTTGAACCGCCGCCGCTCAAACTGGGTCGGGGTCTCGACGTCCTGCCCGAGCACGCCGGATGCGAGATTGGTGATCGCGTCCCAGCCGGGGATCACCGTGTTGACCTGATTAAGCTGGCCGGCGGTGCAGGCGATCGGCCCGGTGACCGAGCAGGCGAACGGCAGCACCACGGTGCCGTCATGCGCGATCTTGCCGGTCGCGGTCGCGGTGTAGATGTTGCCGTCGAGCGCCTTGGCCTGGGCACCGATCGGGATGGTCACATCGACCAGCCCGATGCAGGTGGCGTTCACCACGGTGGGCAGCGCCGGATAGCGCGACAGGAAGTAAATGCGCGCGATGCCGTCTTGCATCCGCCCGGTCGAATAGGCCGGATCGACGTTCTGGGTGAGCAGCAGGAACAGATCGTTCTGATCCGAGATGATCGCCGTTTCGGTGGTGGCGATCTGACCTTGCGGGGTTTCCAGTGCCGGGTTGAGGTTGCCGCCGAGGGCGGCGTTGAGATCGTCCTGCACGCCAGCGAGCACTGCCAACTCGGTGGGTGCCTGGAACCCTCGGTCGGTGAACACGGGGCGCGGGACACTGGTGGTGCCGGACATGGTCCCCCTTCCGCCATGCGGGCGTTATGATGATACGGGAAAGAAATAACCTAGGAAGTAGCGGGTGTTGAGTTGGGTCCAGTCAGGATCGCTGGTGCCCTGGCTGTCCCAGAACGCCAGATCGCCGATGAAGCCGAGATAGGCGTCGCGCACGATGCGGATGCGGTCGCGCGCGATCACGCCACCGATCACCAGCACGCCGTTGATGCCGAGATCGACATAGAGACCGGTGGTGCGCTGGTAGACCGCGATGTCGCAGTTCTGTCCGTTCAGTTCGACGGTCAGCACCTGCGCCGGCTCGGCGAGCAGCGGCACGATCAGCCGCAGCGTGGCGATGGTGTTGCCGAAGGTATCGAGGGTGACGCTGGTGCCGGACATCAGAAGATCAGGTCTTTGTAGGGCGCCACCTGCACGGCGGTGGGTGCATTGGCCGGCGGGTTGATCGCGCGCGTGGGTGGCGGGACGTATTCACCCGGTAGCTCGGGCGCGCTCTTGCTCGGCATGCTGGCGGGCAGCGGCTGCGGCTCGCCGGGCAGCATCGATTGCGGCAGCGGCGCGCGGGTGCCGGGTCCGGGGCCGCTGCCCGGCTGCGGCTCGCCTGACATGGTCTCACCGCCCGGCGGCACATCGAACGGCACGTCCTTGGGCGTCACCTGCCCGCTGTTCTTGGCCGGCTTGCCGGTGGGCGCCTTGGTCGGCTTCTCGGCGAACGCGGCGCCGTCGGCGACCCGCACTTCGGACACGAACACCTCGACCAACAGCAGGTTCACGCCGCGCCGGCTTTCGCGCGAATACTCCATGTGGGTCAGGTTGGCGCGCGGATAAGTCGCCTCCGGGGTGACCACGGTGTAGAAGTCGAGCGACGCCACCGCCGCCTCCAGCGAGGCCAGCAACTGGGTGCGCTGCGGCGGGCCGCCCCGGCTGCCGACCGCGAAGCTGATCCGGATGTCGTAAGGTATCTGCACCTTGTTGTAGCTGGCGAAGCCACCGCCCTCGATCGGGAAGTCGGCGATGCGGAACTCGTGCCGGTAGTCCACCTTCACCACGGTTTCCCACGGCGCGATCGACTGGCCGTCTTTGTCGTAAATCCCCCAGGTCGGTCCCTGGAACATGCCGCCCGGCTGATCGGCGGTGAGCAGCGGCGGCAGCGATGACGCGAGCGACAGGCCGAACGGCGACAGACCGCCCGACAGCGAGCCGGAGAGGCTGGCTGAGAGGCCGCCGGGACCGATCGAGACAGTCCCCGCCAGATTGCCGGCGAGGCTGCCCAGCCCCGTTGTGGCGCCCGCCGAGATGCCAACCGAGACCCCGCCCGAGCCGAGACCGATCGAGGCGCCGAAGCCGCCCGTGAGCGCCGGCACGCCGGGGAATTGCAGCACGGCGGGGAACGCCGGCATGGTGATGGTGGCGAGCGGCATCAGGCCAGTCCGATGTCGGATGAGGTGGCGTAATCGTAGCGCCGCAGTTCCCGCTTGAGATCGCGCGCGATGCCGGGTGCGTCGGTGGCCTGGGTATGCACATGCACCTCGCCGACATGGGTTTCCGAGGAGCGCGAGTGATCGATGCTGGTGCTCGACGCGATCAGCGAGCGCTGCGCGCCCATCGACGCGCCGCTCATCGACAGCGCCGGCAGTTCGACCCGGGGCGGCGCGGCTGGCGCTGGCGGCACGGGCGGCAGCGCGGGCGTGGTGCCGGGCTTGGCGGCGGTGGCGTCAGCCGGCACCGCCTCATCGCGGCCGTAGCCGGTGCGCCATGCGCCGGGCTTGACGCCCTCCGGCAGAGCGGGCGGTCGCGGCGGCGCGGCCGGCGGCGGCTTCTCATCGTAGCCGTAGTTCCATTTTGGCGCAGCGGACGTGGCCGGCGCCGGGCTGGGTGTCGTGTCGGTGGCGGCTGTCGGCTGCGGCGTCGGTGCCGTCGTCTTTGAAGGGATCGCGTCGACCTTGGCGGCATACGCCTGCCGCGCTTCGTCGTTGGCTGCCCACTCGGCCGGCGCCTCGAATTTCTTGCGGATCAGCATGGTCGCCTGCTGCCGCCGTTCCTCGCGGGTGCCCTTGAGATTGCGTAGGTCTTCCAGCAACCCGGCGTATTGCGGGCCTTTCAGTTCCTCGATCAGGAAGCCGTAATTGCCCTCCATGCTGGAGGCCGGCAGGTTGTGCTTGCGCAGATAGGCTTCGAACCGATCGCGGCGATCCGCCGTCCACTGCGCGATGCCGAGACCACCGCCGCCACCGCGCTCCTCGATCCCCGCCTCCAGCCCGGACTCCTGCAACAGGTTGCCGACCAGACCGCTGGAGGCTTCCGGCGGGATGTTGAGATCGGCGGCGGCGCGGTCGCGGATGGTGGCGCCGGTCTGTAGGGTGTCGGCCGACACATCGATCTTGGCGGGCGGCGCGAAGCTGGGGCCACCGCCGGCACCACCGCCGCCTGCGCCAGCACCGGCACCACCACCGCCGCCACCGGCCTTCGCCGCCTTGGCGTTGGCCTCCTCCAGCCGCTTGGCCGCCTCGGCCTCGGCGTCGGCGACTTTCTTCAGTTCCGCGAGGTGCGCGTCGACGATCTTTTTTTCATCATCCAGGGTGTAATACTTGCCATCCTTCATGTATTGCGTGGCGCGATTACCGACGTTTGGATCGACCATCGTGACCTTGTAGCCGAGTTCCTCCATGACTTGCTGACGGCTCTTGGCTTTCTCGACTTCATACATCGCCAGACCGAGCGCGCCGACCGCGAGGCCCGGTGCGCTGCCCAGCCCGATCGCCGCCACCAGCGCCTGCACCGCGCGCAGCGAATAGATGAACCGCGCCAGCTTGTAGGTGATCAGCCACTCGATCCCGTTCGCCAGCACCCGGGTCCAGCCGCCGGACGCTTCGGCGAGCTTGTTCATCTCGGCGGTGACCGCACCGATCTCGCTGCGCAGTTGCTTGCCGGTTTCGGAATTGAATGCTTTCTTGAGATCGTCGCCGACCATCTTGACCGCGCCCGACAGCGTATTGATCGCCGCCGAGATGTCCTGGGTGATCCACTCGCGGTTGGCCTGTATCCAATCGAACATTCCCTCGGTCGCGTCTTTGATGCCGGGGGTGACGTTGAAGGTGACGATCTCGCCCATGCGACGGAACAGATCGTTGACGTTTTGCAGCGCGTTCGCCATCTCGCGCGAGCGCTTGGTCTCCTCCTCGGTGACGGTGCCGATCGAACGGACGCGGGTCTGCTGTTTCTCAAACTCCTCATCGGACTGCATCATGACCGGCGCCAGTTGCGGCGCGCCGATCGATCCCATCAGCAGCTTCACGTCCGGCCCGGTCAGCGTGCCGGCCTTCAGTTGCCGCTGGATTTCCTTGTGCATCTCCGGAATGAGTTCGGTGATCAGGTCTTTGGTGGTGCCGTCGTCCTTTTGCACATCGATGCCGAGCCGTTCGCGCAGGATCGGCACGATCGGATCGGGGCCGATGTTCTTCACCCGCGACAGCGCCTGCTGCATCGAGTCGATGCCGCTGGCGACACCTTCCGCCGAGCCGCCGAGCCGTTCGGCGACCTTCTGGAACTCGGTCAGGTCTTGCACGCCCTCGCCGAGGGTTTGCGACAGGTAGCCGGTCGCGGTGTTCGCCTTGGTGACGTCGGTGAACAGCTTCTCCATCGCGCGCACGCTCAGGATGACGCCGAACAGACCGAGGAACTGTGAGGTGACGCCTTTGATGACGTTGCCGACCTTACCGAACGCGTCCTCCATGTCGCGGCCGAGCGCGGTGGTGACACCGCCGGTCCTTTTGGCATTCTCGGCCGTGCGTGCGGCGTCGCGCTTCTCCCGCTCCTCGCGGCGTGCGGCGGTCTCTTTCTGGCGCGCCTCGCGCTCGGCGTCGGTCTGGGCTTCCTGCGCGGCGGTGCGCTGGCCGCTCGCCGTCGTCGCCTGCTCGATCTTCTGCAACGTGGCGAGTATCTGGGTCAGCAGATTGTCGCCGGCTTCCTTCGCCTCGGTGGCACCGTCCTTGAACCCACCCGGGTCCAAGGATAGCGTCATCGTCAGTTCGTCAATAATGGTGGGCATCAGCCCGGCCCTCGCGCCCGCACGGTGCCGAGAAACGTCGTGAACCACGGACCATTCGGCATCTCGCTCTCCAGCGTATGGGTGATGCCGGACACAAACATCGGTCGCGAGTCGTTATTCCACAGGCTGCTTTGCACCTTCACCTGCTGATTGAATTTCAACGGCCGGAACGCGCAGGTGATCAGATACCCCATGCTGTTGAACTGCGGATAAGTCTTCATGCCCGACAGTGGCGTGATCAGCGGGATGTTGCTGATGTTACGACCTTGCCCGCGTGGCCAGATCGCCAGCACGCCATCCTCGACGATCGCGCTGATGCCGGCGTGCTCGGCGATCCGCCGCATCTGTTGCAGCGCGGTGCCGGGGTAATAGATATCGCGCAGCTTGGCGGTGACGCCGTTGTTCTCAAATGTCACGCCCATCTGGCTGGCCAGCGTCTTCATCACGGTCGCCACATCGACCGAGCCGGCTTGGCTGATCGGCGGCGCCGGCTTGATCTGGTGGATGAAGCTTTCGAACGCGGTGATCTGGAATGCCACCTGGGGCTGGCTTTCGCCGTCGAGGTAGGCATCCTGGAGGGTGCCTTCGAACACCATCTGCATGCCGTCGACATCGTTGCCGGCATCGATCCTGACGCCGTTACGGCGCTGCGCGCCATACAGCAGACCGAGCGTCGAGAGTTTCTGCATCAGGTCGAACTTCATGCCGAAGACGCGGCACGACAGGGTCTTCGGTTGATTGCCGGCGGTCTGCTGCACGGTGACCGAAACGCGACGCCCGCGCAGTGTCACGGTGTTCTTGCCCTGCTCGCCGAAATTGCCGGTGCCGAGCGTGATGGTCACGTCGAGCTTGCGCTTGATGTAGGGCGCGGGTGCGCCGGTCACCGTGGTGGCAGGCTTGGTGACCGGTGGATCGGGCGGCAGGCGCGGGGCGGTGACCGTCACCTCCGGCAGCGTGACGGTCGAGCCGCTCATTAGTTGACCGGTGGACTGGTAGAGGCACCGCCCGGCAGCACGTTGCCGTGGACGTGGCTGCTGTCGATATGCTTGCTGTTCGACGTGATGGTGCCGGTCTGCGCGATGTCCATGTTGATCGTCATGGTGCCGCGCCCACCAGCCTGATTGCCCACCCAGGTCACGTCGCCCTCGAATACGATCGCGGGCGCGCGGATCGTGATGGTGCCGGGCGAGACCAGCGTCAGGCCATCGTCGGTGAACTGCATATACTGGCCGGGCGCCCCCTTGGCGATCACCGTGCCGACATAGAGCGCATCCGCCAGATCGTGGCGGCGGAACGATCCCGGCGCCGAGGCGTCGCCCTTGTTGGCCTTCACCGCCGAGATGTCGCGCGAGGCGCAGACGATCACGCCGACGTCGCCGGCCTTGGGGTCCATGATGATGCCGTTGAGGCCGTTCTGGTGGCGGTGGTAGGGCACGTTATAGATCGGCCCATGCGGATAGGTGTTGGCGGCGCCGTCGATCTGGTGCACCAGCAACTCGACATCGATCGTGCCGGGCGGCGCCACCTCGCCGTTGCTGCGCGCGCCGACCACGCGGACCACCGCCGAGGTCGCGACTTCCGACAACACCGCCTTGACCAGCGAGTGCATCGCGTTGGTCTCTGACCCAAAATCGCTGGTGCCACGGAACCCGAGATAGCCGTCTGACTCAGACATTCACGTCTCCTCGCGAGACGCCCATTTGTTGGCGAGGCGCTGGTTGAAGGTATCGACCCGGATGATCTCCACCAACCGGTAAAGATCAGCCACCCCATAGACCGTGCTGAGTTCGCGCAGCGTCGCCTGTCGCGCCGAGATCACCGCGCCGATGCTGCTGGGAACGTTGCGATATTCGGCCCATTCTGGTTGTTCGTCCCCGACGGTCCCGTCGTCGAGTTCCAATATCGCGCGCGTATAGAAAAACCCAGGTGGGTGTCGAACCACGCCTCCCTGAGTGCCATCAGCGTGGTGATCTCCTCGATATCCTCGGCGACCAGTTGCCGTGTCAGGTTGCGCGACGGATCGGGCTGGAACGACACGCACGCCAGCATCTCATCCATCAGCGGCTTGCAGACCTTCCAGTCGATGCCGCCGATGCCGTGCACCGCGATCCAGGCAGCGGCGCCTTCGAAGCCCATGTTGAAGAACCCGTTCGGCACGTTGGCATTGCCGGCGGCCAGCATGGTGAGCAATCGTCCGGCCCAGAACTCCGCGTCGGCTGCCGCCATCTCGGTGATCCAGAACACCTTGCCGTGGTCGCGGCCTTCGCGTTCGATCACCACCCGATCGCGGCGTCGTGCCATTACAGCGGCGCGCCGTTGATCGACTGCCACGTGATGGTGAAGCGGCGCGGTTGCAGGATGCGCCGCGCATCAGCCATCGGCGGATAGTTGGTTAGGAACCCCTGCACGCAATAGAACCCGCGACCGATCGACTGGAGCGTGATGTGGGCATTGGCGATGTATGCCTCCCGCTGCTGTTCCTGGGCGTTATACCACGTGTCGAAGATCAGGTTCGACGGGCTGTCGGCTTGCAATGCGATGGTCTGCACCTTGGGCTGCGGTGTCCAACCGCCGGAGAGGATACCATCGACCCCCATCAGCGTCTCGACCGGTGCCACCAGCGCGTGGCTGAACACGTCGTCGGCGGCGAACCCCTGCAACTGCAAGGGTGCCGGGAACAGATTGGTCACGCTGATCATGAACACCGCATTCGCGGCAGTGATGGTTGCCACTGAAACCTCCTATCCGTTGCGCTTGCGGGGTGCTTACTGGACCATCACCGAGGCGAGCGTGATGCGCTGGACGGAGCCGCCGTCCATATACCAGAACGTGCACGGCGGGGTGCCGCGATTGGCGCGCACCTGCGGATCGGCATCCGACACTTGCAGGTAGTAGCCCTGCGAATTGAGGATGCCGTCGATCGCCACACCGGCCATGTTGTTGACTTCGTTGATCTGCGCTTGTGACAGCGTCACCCCGGTGCGGATCGCACCGAAGTTGAGCGCGCGATTGATCACGTCCTGGCAGGCCGCCTTGATCATCGTGTAGCCGACCTGATTGTAGGGGATCGAGCCGACCGTGGTGAGCAACTCCATCAGCGCCAGTTGGAAGCCGTTGTTCATCCAAATCTGATTGATGTAGCTGTCGATCCACTTGTAGGGACCGGAGACGACGCCGGGATACAGGAAGCGGAACAGATCGTTCGCCGTCGTCCAGATGCCATAGTAGTTGTATTTGTTGGCCTCCAGGTTTTTCGCGATGCCACCGTCGGTGATGTCAGGGGTGATGCCGGTGGCGCCTCGGAAGGCCAGCGTCTTGCGGCCGTTCAACCGGTTGAAGTCGATCGCCGCGACCACGCCCATCATGAACATCGCCAGATTGCGCCCGGTGGTGACGCCGGAGGTGACGCCGTCGGCCGCGAGCAGCGGTGAATAGATCGGCGCGGTGCCGGAGGTGAGCGCGGTGTCGAGGATGCGGGCGAGGCTGCCGGAGCCACCCGATGCCGGGCCGGCGGCGGTGGCGTCGTTGTCCCAGCACACATACATATAATTGTTCTGCTGCGCGTTAGTCCAAGCAGCGAATTGTTGCTTGACAGCATTGTTGCGGAGACCGGTGGCGGGGTTGATTGCGTCGGGTTCGAATGCGGTGGCGAAGCACGCCCAGTTCTGAGTTTTGCGGACGATGAGGTCCAACCAGCCGGCCGGCGTTACGAACGGGACGCCCAGGCCGGGGACATTGCTCATGCCCAACGGCTGGATGGTGGCGCCGAGTGCCGGGGTCAGTCGCAACACGGTCGCGGCATTACCCTTCAGCGAGGTGATCGCGCTGATGGTCGAGATCGCCGGGTTTTTGTAGACCCCTGGCGCGGCGGCGATCTTGAACTGCCAGCTTTGCGCGTCCCAGGTGCACGGGTTGCGGAATATCTGAAGGTTTTGCGGTGAGCCTTGGGTGTGCGGCTTGTTGATCTCAAAGACGCCGGTGATACCGGTGCCGCTGATCTTGCGCACGATGTAGGTATCCATCGCAAAGCCGGTGCCTTGGATGACATCACCTGCGCCGATGGTCTGTTGCGTGGTGATGGCGGGCACGCCGATAGGGATGTTGTTGGTGGTGATATTGAGCGTGGTGCCGGAGCAGGTCGCCAGCACGCCGGCCACCGGTGTGAAGGTGCGCGGATCGGGAAAGACGCCGACGGTTCGATGGATCGCCGCACCGAGCCGCATCGCGGCCTCGGAATAAGAGCCGACATCGGCCATCGAAATAGGTGCGCTGGTCACGTTCGCGCCGCCACCGATATTCAGTGAGATTTGGCTGGCCGGATCGATCGCCCTGATCTGATCGAGCGTGAGGCCCTGATTGGGCGCGCTCATCACCCAGGCCGGCAGCCACGAATTGCCGTAGGTGGAGACCAGCAACGCGCCCGGCCGCTTGGTGGCGTTGGTGTCGGCGAGGAAATAGGTGCCGGCCAGCATCGCCATGTAGGACGTCGGGCCATAGAACCGCTGCACCGAGATCAGGTCGG